AAATGCCCGTTGTTTTTGAAAAATGGAAGGTATTTATTGTGTAAATCGAAGGAAAAAAGATAATTTTGCACCGTGAACGAGGAAAGATGCTCGAGTGGTTGAAGAGGCACGCCTGGAAAGCGTGTAAGCGCCCAAAGTGCTTCCGGGGTTCGAATCCCCGTCTTTCCGCGGCCGCAAGGCCGATAAAATGGGCTTTTTGCCTTGAACAAAAAAGCTCAAAAATGAACACTTTTGCACCATAAAACCTGCAAAATTCCTGAAAAACCTGCAAATTATCTGCAAATGATTACCCTACGTCTTTATCTTGATGCTCGCTATGTCGGAGACGGGCAGGACGCTCCCATAAAAATGAGCATAACAAAGCACGGGAGCACCGCGCTTCTTCCCCTCGGTGTTTCAGTGCCCGTATCCTGTTGGGACAAAAAGGCGCAGAAGGTCGTCGGTCATTTGGACAGGGCTTTTCTGAATTCGTTTCTGATGAACCGCACCCTGGACATCCAGCACATGGTTATGGACATGGAGACGAACGGGGAGCTGGCGCATCTTACGGCGACTCAGATTAAAAATAAAATCCAGGACATGCTGGATCCCGACTTCGGGCGTGAACGTCTTTTTATCGTGCGGTTCGAGGGTTACATCCAGTTATGCAAGGCCGATCGGACACGTTCCATCTATCAGGCGACGCTGAACAAGATACTGGCTTTCGACAAGCGCGCCCGGTCTCTCTCCTTCGAGGCCGTCACCAAGGACTGGCTGCAGCGTTTCGATCAGTTCCTTATTCCTTCGTGTCCGTCAACCAACGCGCGTGCTATTCATCTGCGTAACATACGGTCGGTGTTCAACGACGCAATCGACAATGACATAACGAATGCATATCCGTTCAGGAAGTTTCACATCCGTCTGGAGCCGACCGCGAAACGTGCCGTCTCCGTTGATGTCTTGAGAAACCTGTTCAGTTATCCCGTCGAACCGTTCCAGCGTCGCTACGTGGACGCATTCCGTCTCATTTTCTGTCTTATAGGCATTAATGTCATCGACCTTCTGGCTGCTGGTCCTTGCGTTGACGGGCGTCTGCAATACAAACGTGCGAAGACGGGACGTATGTACGATATCAAGGTGGAGCCGGAAGCTATGGAAATAATCGAACATTATCATGGCCATTCCCATCTTGTCTGTTGGGGCGAGCACCTGAAGTCGTATCATCATTTCACAATGTCCCTGGACAGAAACCTCCAGTCAATAGGTCCTGTCTCTCATCCGATGGTGAATGGGGTTCCGGTGTTGAAACGTACTTCTGTATTTCCGCATCTTACGTCTTATGTCGCAAGGCATTCATGGGCGACTATAGCTGCTTCCCTGGATATACCTCACGAGGTTATCGCCCATGCTCTTGGTCATGGCGGCTCGTCTGTCACTGATATCTATATTGATTTCGACATGCACAAAGTTGATGAAGCGAACCGACGTGTACTGGACTGGGTGTTTTATGGCAAGAAATAAAAAGTGAGGTAAATTTACCTCACTTTTCTACAATTACGAGTTTAGTTCCTTCTGGCTGTTTAAACGCTTTTTTGAATAGGCGCAAGCATCTTTGAGGTGGGTATGCCCATGTGTGATGGGTTTCATCGAATAACATACAATGTCCTGTATTTACCGGTACCATGGTTGATTGACCGCTCATAAAAAACGGGCAAAGTGCACAGCTGGTAGGTATATCAAAAAATTCCTTTTCGTTAATCGTTATCATGTTCTTGTTCGATTTTGTCTTTCCTGATAAGACCGTTTATGTAGAGGTTTTTGTTAGGTTTGCCATTCATCCACTCGATGAGATCCGGGTCCAGCCTGAAAACTATCGGTTTCTGTCTTCGTCCCTCGCCTCGTTTCCCTCTGGGTGCGTACGTTACTTTCATTTTTTCCATGTCTTTCCCTCCTATTCATTTGCTTCTTCTACCCATTGTAATAGCATTTCTGCCGCTTTGTTGGTCGGCCATGCTTCGTTTAGCTCCTGAAAGTCCTGTTTTGTGATGTATGTTCCTGCGTCGAATTCAATCGACGTTCCTGTGATTGCGAACGTTACGTCTACCTGGACTCCAATTTCACCTTTGTACTCTTTTGCTGTGAATTTTCTAACTGATAGCTGGGCTGTCGCCTGGCATTCTCTTTCTGCTTTTGTAATTTGAATTTTCATAATTGTATGCTTTAGTTTTTAATTTCCCAACCTGTTAATGTCGATTTTCTCAGGATGTCCAGTCCTTTTTCCGTGAGTTCTATGCTGCTGTTGTTGCAGATCATCTTTTTCGAGTCGTACCATCCGTCCCATTTTGGATGATATGATAATCCGCGTTTCCCTTGTCTGTACCCGAACCTGTCTGTTCCTACAAGTCCTACTCTTTCCAGTTCTTCCCATGGGCTGTTGTCTCCGCCCCGGTTCAGCATTACTTTTAATTTCTTTGTTTCCATGTTTATGTATTTTGTGGGGAAGTTTCCTTCCCCGATTATTACCATTCTTCTTCTTTGTTCTGTTCGATGTCCCATTCGGCTTCTGGCACGTTAAGTTCGTCTTTTAGGTATGTTACCAAGCAATCTGTTATTGGCTCATCGTCTTCGTCAGGATCTATGATATCATTTTCGCTCCATGTCCATGTGTTTGATGATGTTCTTTCGAGGACTCCGTTTAAATATCTGTTATCTTCGATTGCGTTGTCTATTCTCTGTGCCCATCTTAGGCTTGTTGTTAGTGTCATCATTGTCTTGTTGTTTTGTTGTCCGTTGGTGGCGGGCGTTACCTTTGTTTCTTTTATCTGTAGCAAAGATAATCAATATAACGTTAGGTTGTATCACTTATGTAGATAATTAAAGTTATACGGAGCGAACACTAGTTAATTTATTGAGTTATAGTTAGTTAACGAAAAAGGCGGGACTTTTATCCTGCCTTTTGTTGGTGCGATCATGTCGCTCATTAATTCTCATTTTTTAGGTGGTCTTTTCTTGCATCCCATTGCGGTTTCCTCCTTTCAGTTTATTTTTATGTATTGGTTATAAAGAACTGTGCCGTGAGGATTGAAGTTTACTATTTTGATTCCATATCCTTTTGTTCCCCAACGCCACCATAGGAAATGATGTTTGTACTCACGATATACTATTGCCGTCACGCTATCCCGAACGGAATATTCGAGCATGCTGTCTTCTAGGTTGAACTCCGCCCAGATATCTTTGTAATGGAAGCAGTTGTTGCGGACATGTACTGTTACCGTGTCATGGATTGACGTAGATGTCGTCTGCTGTGACGATACCTGTTTCAGTTTCAGTTTCAAATCCTTGATCAGCTGCTTTTCCATGACATCCTTTGACGAACTTTTATCGACCTCGATGATGTTCTGGGTAATTACCTGGACAGAATCACGAATCGTATCCTGCTGCATAGGGATGTTGGCATGGGCTAGTTCCACCTGCAGGTCCTTTATTTTGCTCTCGTAGGAGTTTCTTTTTGCCAGTATGTAAATACCCGCAGAAACGATGAAAGTCCCTACAATGCCCCATATTATTCCTCTGATATAGTTTTTCATTGGCCGATTGATTTATACTCCTCTTTCGCATCGAATGAAGGGCATGATTTCACCCACTCGCATGGTTCGATCTTGCCGTCATGATTAAGATCAGGACTGCAATCACGATGCCCTTTAATGACTGCATTCGGATATTGTCTCTTTAGTTTGCTTAGCAGAAGAACGAGGGCGTCCTTCTGCTGTATGGTTCTAGTGTCCTTGGACTTTTTCCCGTCAGCCGTCAGACCTCCGATATAGCACACTCCGATACTGTCAGCATTATGTCCCTCGCAATGGGCCCCGATAAGCGTTACAGGTCTTCCGTTGTGCACGGTTCCGTCTCGGTACACCACATAGTGGTAACCGATTGTGTTGAAACCACGCGCCTTATGCCAGCGTGTTATATCCTCAACTGTGTAGTCTCTGCCCTCTGGCGTGGCACTACAGTGAACAATAATTTCAGAAATCTTTCTCATCTTCTCCTTCAATTGTCATTTCGTCAATACTCGTCAGATCATATTCCTCCCCATCTTCGACATCGAGCATGTGTCTGACATCCTTAATCGCATCCCGTCGTGTCCCTTCCGTCGTCACATTCAGATGGATGTTGATTGTCATCTTCTCCATAGTTATCTACTTTAAGTTCACTAGAAATTGTTTCATCAAGAGCCTCGCCAATATCCCGATTCTTATGTTTTAGGATGTTGGCCGCGCTCCGTAATATGAAAGTGGTTACCGACTCTTTAGAAAGGTGCGTTTCAATGTTGTGCAAAACGAAAACGTGTCCGACAATGCTGCATAAATCAAAGAGGCATCCTGCTCCGAGACCTACAGCAGATGTGATGACATGTGACAGGCCGAATACAGGTTCCGTTATCGCAAGCCCGATCAGACAACCTGCAAGCAGATATGTAATATAGTCCACGAACTTGTTTAGACTTCGTCTCCCTGCCCTTGAGAAATGAAATTTTGACCTTTCCATTACTGCCCTGTCGTTAACTTTTTCGGCCTCTTTAAAATGCATTCTGCTTTCTTTTGTACCCCAATAGAAATCTGCGATTATGAGGAACAGGCAAAGTGCAATCATCCACCGTAAGTCAAACATGGCACGCTGCGCCTCTGCCCACATAATAAGTAAAGCGGAAGAACCGCAACCTTTAACTCCATTCATAGCGTCATTCTCCTTATTAAAAGTTTAATGCCGAATCCTATCGCAACGCCCGATACGGTAAGACCCCAATCAATCCAATCCCATTCGCCACCATAGGAGTGGTCTTTGAACTCCAACGCGCTGGCTATTCCAATGCCTGTGTAGGCAGCGCAATACTCGTCGTCTGAACCAAGTCCTATTGTCACACCGCCGGTAAAATGATACCAGCGGTGCGATAGGTCGAACCAATTTCGTATTCTTTCTATTAAACTCATAAAATGAATACTAAAACGGTTCCGATGATGGCACCGATAATCCATGCTGCGACATTCCACCAGCTGAATTTGTCCTCTTGCACGAGGTACACCTTGCGGACGCCTTCGCAGAAGACACCGCAGATAATTCCGAATACAGCAGAGAACACAACAACGTTGATGGCTGGAGTACCAAGATGTTTTTCTTGCAATGTGTAGAACACTGCGAGAATGATTGCCACAATAGCAAGTGCCAACTTGCTGTTCATTACTTTCTTTAAAGTTTCCATAACTCAAAAAATTAAATTAAACATGTATAGGGTTATTATCAACCCTGTTAAAGACATATCTGTGTAGGATAACCTAACTTGTAGTTATAGTCCAGCACCTCGTCAAGGGTGCTAAGATTCGATGTGTTGGACTTATGTTCGGCAGTCTTGTCGTAACAGGCAGATGCGTACACTTCGAGCGCATATAGCATCTTGATGGCGTTGTCGATTGCGAGCGGAATACAGATGTTCCCCTCCCACAATGTAGTGTCTGTCTTTCCCGCTTCCTTCTCCGCATTGAATCTGAGCATCAGCCCGACGCGCGTATCTTTGTCCAGCCACAACGTGTTACCGCTAACCGTGAATCCGTCCACGTCATTACTCTTATCATATTCCTTTATGAGATTGATAAGATTGGACTTTGCAAATGCCAATATATCAGCATCAGTGAAGGTCGTCTCACCGACTTCCTGCAACTCCGACATGAGCGTCTTTATCTCACTTGTAGGAATCGGTTTGTCGGCAAGAGCTGCGGCAAGCAACGACAATGACGGCGACGATATCACGAGCGCGTCCGGTGTGTCCTTTGTCAGGTTATAATTGATTGTGTAGCACCACTTATGCATGTTGCTATAATAAATTCTGTCTCTGATTACCTGTTTCATAATTTGTATTTCTTTTTAATTTTAACTACTTTGAAATTTTCTATATAAAAATATCGGTAGAACTCGCTTGGCAATGATGTCACGATGTCGTGCCTTATCCTGTAGCTTCTGGTGTGTACTAAAAACCCGAAGTATGAGTTCAGCACATTGGCGATTCGACGTACATCCATTTCATTGAGATTGCCGTGTCTCATCTCGTCGATATATCCGTTAATCTTGTTGATCATGCGACCGCGCGTTCTGTTGATTATGTGGCACCGATACAAGTGGATATAGACACCTACAAATTTAACTCCGTGCGACACCGGCTGGAAATAAATTTTATCAGTGTGCATTTCAAGGAAAAGTTTCTTTTTTAGAAAATTTCTCATCAACGGAATCGAATCGAGCAGGAAACGTCTATCGTCACAGATAATTGTGAAGTCGTCCACGAGCCGTGTGTAACTGTAGTTTTTGCCTCTGAAAAGCACCTCTACAAACTCATCAAAGAAACTCATGTAATATCCGGCGAAAAGTTGTGTAGTCAAGTTGCCTATCGGACCGCCTTTATTGTCGTCGATGTAGAACATGCTCTTTGATGCTTCAATCTCCTGCCACAAAGACAACGGCGAATTTATGACGCAGTCCTTCTCCGGATTGTGCATCACGACAATTTTTGTGAGACGCAGAAGAATATCCTTGAATGCCCCATGGTATTCTTCCGTAATCAAGACATAAAGCATCGACCACATCACATCCTTTCTGATGTTCATGAAGAAACCTACGATATCACCTTTAAAAAGCCATGCCTCCTTTCGTCCGTTACATGATATTTTCATCATTCCGTTCTCAACCGACTTTATCGCCGAAGACGTACCATATCCCTTACGGCACGCATGGCTTACATTCCCCAATTCGATACATCGTATTTCGAATAGCGGCATGAGTCTTATGCAAATCCAATGATGTATAATTCTGTCTCTCAATGCCGCCGCGAATACCTCACGTAGTTTCGGGAAAAGAACCATGAAGCAAGTCGAAGTCGTGGGATAATACACGCCTATGTACACCTCGAACGCCAATAATTCGATGTCGTAATATGCAATATCCATGTATTCGATTGCCTGCGGACTTGTACGTTTCCCCTTCATACATTCATTGAAGGCCTCGAACATTGAAATTAAAAAGGGTGCCCATCCGCCAAATGCTGTCACAGCACGAACATAGTTACTGTTATACTTGTTGTTGTTGTTGACCTGTCCATTGCTGAAATTGAATATCCATGCGTTGTTGGAACTGTTCTCACTTCCATGGGCTTTTGCATCTTCGTAACTCACACAGGTTGCGCCTATGTCAGTAAAGCCCCCATTTAAGCGGATTCCTCGGTATCTCATTGCTGACCCTCCCGATTTATGGAATCCTTCCATGCTGCTAGCTGTGCAGACAAACCTTTCGTCATCGAACTGAACTTATTGGACGTGTCCTTGTTGATAATTTCCATTCGAGTCATGATTGTCACATAGCTTCTTACCACGCATACGTTCGCCAGGGCAATGGAAATGTAATATTTCCGTTCCTCTCCTCGGAACTGATTTGCAAGAGATATACATTTGCACGTCTCACTTGCATCCATCAGAACCTTGTCGGTAAACCGAATTAATTTGCGTGGTGTCTTTTCCGTTAACTCAGTTAAGAGATATAGGATATTGCATGAGAGGCGATATACAGGAAGCTGTGCAGTTCCCTGTATACGCCTTTTATGGATGGCACCCTTTTTTATTTCTTCTGTTATTTCGTTCATATATCTGTCGCCCTGCTGGAGCAGGGCGGAAAAGTTTAAAGATTGAAAGTAAATGCTGTCACAGCACGAACACAGTAACTGTAAGACTTGTCGTTGCCGTAGACCTGTCCATTGCTGAAATAGAATATCCACGCGTAGTTGGAACTGATCTCACTTGATGACCAGTACCAACTATTTGTGAAACTGATTACAGTTACACCAGCTCGTTTTGCAGCATTGGCGAATATTGGAGTCCTTGCCTCGTTGAGGGCATTATCATTAGCTTTGTCGGATGTCGTACCGAGACGGTAGAAATTATATATCCTTGCCAATTCCCCTTCTGTAGGCAGATACCAATTTCCCTTTACATACTGACTATTCAAATCATCTGCATCGGGTTGGTATACATGGCATACATAAGCTGCCGGATAAAAATACTGATAGAACCTTGATGAGTTGGAGTTAGCTTTATATAACGCGACCATCTTGTCTCCAAGGTCAGCCACTGAATCAGGCAGGTCTATTCCTAGATAATTAGTCAGAATATTATCACAATGAGCGATAATCTTATCAGCCTTATCCTCCCCGTCTAAATCCCAAGCGGCATATCCAGATACGGATTTCTTATATCCGTCATCCTGCGTATCATCGACAAAGCTGCTATCATTTACATAGTTCCCGTCGATACCGCTGGTAATGTTTCCGATTGTAGGGATATCGAATACGGAAGTAAGATTCGTGGCAGTTTTGATATCACCTTCAACGGTGGTGTTGAAACCGTTGTTACTGTTATTGTCCGGATATAGGCCAAAGATTGTCTGCGTCAAATTCATGGATGTTCCGTCCGTGCTCTTTATGCCCATGTCGGTGAGCGATACAACTCTTACCTTATATCCCGTCAATGCCCCGCTCGTATCGGTTATATTTTCACGCATGAATGCGATTCCAACGAGTGTACGTGTTGTATCATACTCGTTGTCGAACGAACCGTCAGAGTAAGCAAAATCACCGACTTGAGGAATCCTCTTATAGAACCCGACGGTCACTGTCTGCGTCATAGTCGTGCCGTTCATCAACGTCACTGTCAACGTGACGGTATGTTTCAGATTCAATGATGCGTCACTCAACTTGGTAACTTTCATCACTCCGTTGATTGCATCCGTGAATGATGCGTATTCGGCAGCACTGTCCGCAATGCTCCAATTGACATCCGCATGTCCGTCTTTGATGGCCACATTGTTTCCGCTAAGCGGAAGGATACGAACGGTGAAATTATAATCACCGACAACCGACATATACCGCTGGCATACGATGCTGATGGAAACGATGTTCTTGGTCGTGTAGCTGATATACAAGGCATTGTCCGTACTGTCTATGTTACCATACATTCCGACAAGTTTCAACTTTTCGGCAAAAGTTAGGAAACGGTCGCTTGATGCGTCTGTCAGAGTAATCTTTCCTGTCAGCTTCGCGCCCTTGTTACATAGCCACATGAGCAAGTTAGCCGGGCAATTAGTCCAGTTCACATTGTCAAGTTCCAATACATTCAGATTCGTCGGATTTGCCGACATAAGTCCATTGGAGATTACCTTTGTGTCCACCTTCCCCGCTTTGCTCTGGTCTATGATTACCTTTTGCAGATTGGAATAGCCTTCCATTGAGAAGGTTGCGATATTCGGCTGATTATCTATTGTGAGATTTACGAGCGATGCTGGCAATGACAATGATGTGAGGCTGTCCGTAGCTGGCAGTGTACATGTGGTTATCGCCGTGCCTTTGACATTGATTGTCTTTATTTTCCAACATGCGGACAAATCGAGTGAACCTCCGACGGTGGATGCCCCACCGATGTCGAACGTGTCTATCTGTTTTGCCGTGCAAGTGAGCGATGTCGGTCTGAACTGCATGACGCTTCCGCTTGCCACCGTCGCACTGAATCCGACGAGACGATTTCCGAATAAGGTGAACGTTTCGCCTAACGACTGTCCGCCGAAGTTTCCGATGCTCTTGTAGTAATCGACACCATCTATGTAGATATCGGTGTTTCCATCGCTTTTAAGACCGCCCAATACAAATGTTTCGCCCGCTTTGATACGTTGCGGTACTGTATATGATTTACCATTCCCATCGAGGCCGAAGGCAAGCGTCTGGCCGACACCTGCTGCCGGATATAGCCATATATGCGGAATCAACGTAAATGAATACATCGGGCTGCTTGTAGTCCCGTCAGAGTTGAGTGCCAGGATAGAGCGGAACATCAGACACCCTGTACCGCGAACAGAGAACTGCCCGTAACTTGCGAACGACGACATATATACCTCTCTGCGTTTCCACCATTGCAGTTCCGCCTGTAGCTGGTCTCCGAGAGATTGCGCGATAGGGTGGACCGATGCCATGTATGTTCCGTCGGACCATGCCTTTGATGCGGTCTCGTAAAGAAGGCGTGCCGTCTCATTATAGGCAACGGATGGAAAATATCTCTGTATATAGAAGAAATATTTCTCCATACACTTTGATACACTGCCGCCGAGTTCGGCCATGCCTGTAAGCATGGAGTTCATCGTCGCCATCAACTCGACGGGATATGCAGCTTCCATCAAATTATAGAACTGATTATTGGTACCGTTCCAATAATTCTGTCCGCTTGCATCTACGTCATGTTCCTCAACATAATATGGTTTATTCTTACGACCGACATTATCGGTTGCGAGAATGGTATCGAGGTCATCCTGCGCAAAACAGATAAGATGCGTTTTCGGATCAAGATAAAGATAGATATTCTTTGCCCTGTTGTCGGATGCGGCAAACAGCTTACAGAACAGCATTGCAAATTGAGCATCTGAAACATTATAGTATGTCCCTGCATTCGCCTTGAAATCGGCTACTCGCCAATCAATAAACTGCTGGTTTGTAGTGTCCCAAATAATGCCACTTGCGCCACCGCCGCACTGTGTGTTGATGTTCAACTTATCATACACGTTATTCGTCTTGGTGGTGCTGGCGTTCACCCACATCGATGTAACATAATCGTAACGATACAGGTCGTATTGGGCACTGTTATTCGTAGCGTCCGCTTCCGTCACCCAATATTGAGTGGCCTTGTCTGCTGTTGTATCAGTCTGCAAGGCACTCAATTTACCTACGTATGGTTTTATATTAATGGCGTGCAAAAACACGAAATTGAAGGCATTCTTGAAGTAGGACACCATATTCAGATTGCCGAGGTCGTAGTCCCAGTTCAGCTCTCCTGCGTACTTGTAAGATTCGTCATCCGCCGAATAGGTGACTTCGTCATCCATCCACGGCACACGATGCTCCGTCAGAGGTTTACCGTTGTCCGAACCTTCGAGCATCAAATAATCGGGAAAGACGGTTTTATCATATCCAAATGTAGCCTTATCTCCCTTTCCAGGGCCGAATGTCATAAAACCATAAAACTCAGGTTCTGCGTCGGCTGTTGCCTTCACGAACAGGAAGAACGGTTTTTCCTTTACCGATACACGAACTCCACTATATCCGTCCGTCTTTGTAATACTGTTACCGCCTACAACTTTGCGCCACAGGTCAGTAAAAAGCGCCGTAGCACCTGGCTTATGCGACTGCATAGAAGATGCCCAATTGAGCTTGGAAACAAGTTTTGTAGCTTTCGGCATACCATCTTCGAGAATATAGTAGGCACCTTGCGCCGTACCATTTCCGTCAGTCCATACGCTATCAGCATTGAAGGCGTATTGATGATTCCATTTATAATATCCTTTTGACGAGGAGCCCTGTCCTTTTATGCCAAGGTTTGTTATAGTTCCACTGTGGGCTTTATCTCCGATAATGTTGATGTCGAGCGTACCGCCTGCCTTGATGCTTGCAGGGGCGATATAGGAAGGAACAGAACCCGTCCACACGAGCGTATTATATTTTTCGGAAGTCTTTGAGAAAGATATGGTACCATTATCTCCAACAATATCGTTAGCGTCACGGTAAGCAATCTTTTCCGCTACTGTCGGTAAACTCGCTAAACGATTTTGTCTTACATCCAAGGCCGATAAGGACTTCTTGTATACATAAATACTATAAACATCTATACTTGCATTTTCCGCACCTATGCGTATTCCCTGCGATGTCTGTGTACCATTGACGTTCTGTACGAACGTATCGTCATCCGTCCACTCGATCTCACGGTTTATTGTTCCATTGACTAAAATTCGTATATAATTGATGCCTGCATTGCTTAGATTGTGAACGATGTTGACGGCGATGTGAGTTCTTGCGCCTTCTTGGAACATGATATCTTGGTCACGCTGCACCTGTTTGTTAAGAGTCATAAAACATGCCTCCATCGGTTTCATTTCAAAACCTAACGGATTTCCATTAGTCTGATACGAGCATACACGTAGAATAGGTGATGTCTCGTCATCCACATCCGATGTCTTGATGTCAAACATCATCGTCATACTATTGGTGTGAGAACCAGTTCCTAGAAAATCTGAAAAAGCCTCGTAATTGATGTCTATCGACTGACCAGCCAATATGCGAAGGCAATGCACACCGTTTTCATCCGTTATCCATCCGTCCTTCTTCAATCCGAATCCGCTCCATGTTGATGGCACAACCGCCTTTGTCACGGTATTGATAATGGTCTGTGGGGAAGTTTCTCCGTTAGACCGTTTTCCAGGATTGAGAATGAAGTCAGCGTTGGCGGTAGGAGAGAAGTTCTGCGAGTTATCCACTGTGATGCCAATCATATCCGCAAGGCTGGTGGTCCCGCTCTTGAATCTCATGTAAGCACTTAATGTGGTATCGGTGCTATCAATTTCGATGGTGTTTTCATAAATATACTTTGTGTTTGCCGCTACATTGGCCACATCGGTTGACATATATTCGGTTGTGCCGGCATAATCACCGAGTGAAAACGTCAGATTCATTGCCGAACCTGACGGATTGTACAACGAATAATCGAACAGCTTTACCTGAGTCCAGTTAGTGGCTTTGCTGGCAACATTGTTGAGCAACAGATATGGTGTCATATCCGTCTTGTCGGCAACCACGAACACCTGCGAATATACATGTTCGCTGGTGACGGTTCCGCCAGACACGGTGATGTATGCTTCTATGGTATGTATTCCATGAGTGAGCACCTTCACGGTATCACTATCGCTGTCCGTCACTGCTACCGACCATGGTGTCTCGGTGTATATAGACGAACCGATGTTATAGGTAAGCGTCCGCTTGCCTGCTGCTCCGGCAGATGTCTTTCCGCTGATGATGACCGTCAGTGTCTTGGAGACGGCACCTTTGATGTAATAGGATATTGGCAGACCACTTGCGAGATCTGTTATAGGTGTCCACCACTGATTCGCAAATTCTAGTGACAATGTTGTTTTGATGACGCTCTGATATGTGATATATCGGGTTGTGAGTTCTGTCGTGTCACCCTTTACGACCACACGTACCTGCTGGTACCCGTCCGAAAGCATCGACGATATATCTATGTCCGTGTAGGTGGTGCTTGAATAGTCCATCGACTGAACAGATAATGTTCCAACTGTCACCCAATCGCCCGTAGAAGAAGTCCTGCGCTGAATGGTAAGGATTCCACCTTCACCTGTGTTATCAGTTGTGTTGTTGACATTGTCGTGCACCTGTGACGTGAAGCGCAATTTAAGGACTACCTTATTGTCGATTGTCACGATGCTGCTGGTGTCGCTTCCCGTGTACAGACCGACGATGTAGCTCTGTCCGGTCGCCTCATGCGTATCGGGCAATATGATGTCCGACAATAGCAGTGCACTGATTGCTGCGACCGTCTTATCCTCCGCGGCATTCCATGTATTGTAATCAGCAAGCGAACGGAAGAACCGCATGTGCCATCCGTCGGTTTCCTTCTGCGCACTACGTGATACGTATGCGTATGACAATTTAAGCTGCTTTTTAATGAACTCTTCGACCCTTGCGCCCGAATATCCTTGTCCTGTCGTGGAATCGTACCATGCGGTATCGATTCCCGTGATTTCTGTATCTATTACTTTAGCCATATCATTATTGTTTATATTTCCAACCGTCCGTGCCTATCCATGGTTTATCACTTATCCATACACCTGTTCCGAAGCAACTGCGTATTGCCTGCCATACCAGCGTTGCACCGTGATACACTGCCGACAATGCAACTTTTCCGTAATTGATTGATGATATCGATGTCTTATTAATGATTATCATTATGTTTCATTGATTAAGTATATGAGACTTGTATCTACGGTATTTGCCGTAACCAGTGCGTCATATTCCGCCTGCGTCATTGGACCGGCATACACATCCGCCCGAACCGTCGTTTTCAGTGCATCCGTTTTGAGCAGATCCGAAACAACGAACGCTTTTATCTTCTGCTCGGTTGCCAGCCCCTTATTGATATAATAATAAAGGGTGTCGCCATCTACCGCAAACTCGTAAGTCTTTGCCTCCCCTGCGAGGTCGGCGAATACGGATGCAAGGTCGCACACCTCAATCTTCTGCTCATCCGTCGCACCTTTGTTGATGTACTCGATGAGTTTCTTCGATGAATCCACCTCAAAGGTGTAGCTCTTTTCCGAGAACTCTCCGACGCTGGTGTATGTTCCCGTGCTCATGTCGTAATACTTGAGCACACCGTTTTCCACTTTGGGCGGGTGCATCTTCCAGATGTACACGGCGAAAAGTTCTGCCGTTATCTTCTGCGCGCCGTTAGTCCCGTCGGATGTGGACGGGATAAACGGTATGAGGTCTGACAATTTTATTGATGTCGTCAACGCCCATGGCGCTGTCACCTGCTCTGCTGTTAATGTTTCTGCCATAATGCTTGTTTTTAATTACCAATCACGAGGATGTTTATATTGAACCCAGCAACCTTTATTGCTACTTGTCTGAACGTTGTGATGATAAACGAATGTCATCGCATCGTATATGCTAGATATGCCCAATGTGGTCACTTGATCAGTTCCATTACATGCCATGTATGTCAATCCGCGGCTGGTAGTTCCGTCACTTCCGTAACTTATACCTGATTTGATTGTCACTCCGCCCGAACCCATTCGCTTAATTTTAATCTCGTGGCCGTCATTCCACGGTTTCATATCGGGAAGCGTAATGACAATATCGCTCGTATTAAGTGTGACTACTGAACCCGAAGTGAAATCAATCGTTTTTGTCGTGGATATCTCTTCTGTCTTCAATGCCATCCCCGCAACGCATCCGCCGTTAATCTGCATCGCTATATTGCCGGTAGTGGAATTGGTGACTGAAACAACTATACCGTATTTCGTCAAACTAGATGCGGCATTGTCGATGAGTCTTAACAATATAGGTATTCCGTAATTGTCCCAACATCCTAATATGGATTGTCTGTTCTTGGCGTTAAATCCTATCATATAGTTGTAAAGGAACATCTGATTTTCAGCCAATGAGCTGATATCGTCTTTATAGGTTGTATCAGTTCCTATTCGACCGGAACCGATATCAAAGCCTCCGATTGCGCCACTGTCAGCGGTAATGGTACCTTTGATTTCGGCGTTGGTGGATTTCATCTTCCCGTTCTTATCGACACTGAATGGAGCATCCTTTCCTGCTGCCGCTCCTGCCCACAACATATATCCGTTATCGTCGGGAGCACTCAAACCGCCCAAGACGTTTTCACCTTCTCCGACACGGATGCACTGCGAATACAGAAAATCGATAATAGCATTTTTGGCGATTAGGAATCCGAAAACTCCAACCGCCTGTTGAGACACCTCCATCCATTTACCTTCTTCCGTGGTGCCGCTGAATGTGTCGTATGTGGAATAGCTGTTGCTGGAAACGTGATATCCGCGGCATTGATAGTATGCGTACCCTGTTGCGGTTCCGCCGCCCTTGATTCCTAGGAAGTCCACCCATTTTCCGCCTTCCGCATCGGTCAGCTGGTCCGCATCAAAGTTGCAATATTCCTGTGCCAACTTGATGGACGTGAAACGTCTCATCTGCCCTTTGTCCGGACTCGTCAGATGCCATCCGTAAGCGTATATGCTTGTCTTTGCGCCCACTTCCGCATGATATATACCTTGAAGTGTTCCCTGTGCTTGGAATGTAGGCGTTTCACTGGTGGTATTGAACTGTCTGATATGAATAGACACGATATGCGTTACAGAATCATTGATGTTTGTCAGACTTTTCAACTCTGCCACGATGGCATATATGTACGTACTTGTACCTGTCGTTTTTACAACTTGGTGAGAAGTCATCGTCTTAGCATAAGAGTCCGTGTTCGACATATCGGCATAATCAATTTGCTGGTCGTACACGATGACACGTCTGGATGCAGCCACCCATGCGGTAACTTCCACATCAAGCAGTACTCCGCTGGGGATATTCAATCCCATTTCATATTCACGCCATTTACGGTATGTTCCAATTGCGGATGTGTCAGTCTCACCGTTCTTAGCTGTCCACGTGTATGACGAATATGTAGTCGGGTCATAAGGACTGCTGTCCGTACATTTACCAACATAGGAACATGCGCTTCCGTCACCCGTGGTGAATCCCGTGCTACCATCGGAAGAAGTGGCGTATGCAATGTGGTCGTATGCTTCGGATTGCTTTCCGTACTTTATCGCTGTATTCTTTGCGTTTGATGGGTCCTGTGACCAGTTGTTGACATAGTGCGCAACGGTGTTATCATATATACTTTTCCCGTCCAGATACACGGGGTCCACTTTAACAGTTTTGATGTAAATATACATGGTACGTGAAACCCCGTTACCATCGTTTGCCTTTACAAGAATAGACTTTGCGGAAACAGTATCGCCGCGTTTCCATGTGTACTGATAATATGTCGTATTTTCCTGTGGACTTCCGTCTATAGTCAGAGCAGTGATTAAGTCGGCCGTGTCTCCTTTCTTCATGCCGAAAGAAAAATAAGCACTGCCGTCTTCGCACGCTTTTCCGTTTACGTCAACTGCAACGGTACATTCCGTTGCCGATAAACAGTATATCGTAATTGCGTCAGCACCTGCTGCGCCTGGGTCTCCTTGATTTCCCTTATCACCTTGGTCTCCCTTGTCGCCTTTATCTCCAGTATCTCCCTTGACTTCATTCCACGTATACAACGTATAATCTGTCGGATCTGCCTTATCGGTACTAACGTATGTACCCATATACCGGTATGAGGTATTTGCAGCCTTTTCAACGACAAAATCAGTTTTTCCATCCGAACTGTTAGCCCATGCAATATGAAGATAACTGCTGGTACCTCCGATTGCCGTACCATCTTTTCCGGGGTCTCCTTGAAACTTTGACCACGTATAAGAACCGGTTCCAACAGGTGCGGTGGATAGACTTGTCACACAGATACCAATGTAAACGTCCGGCGTTTCGGACATTGTCGTCGGCACACCGCTGCTTGTCAATGCGGAAGCATAGCGAATGTAAATAAACTGATTTTCACCATAATGCGATACCCGCCTAGGTGATGACCAATTGGACCACACGCCATCCTTGCGATAACTGTAGCTCATCCAGCAGGTACGTTTCCCATCCTCGTTTTCGACCGATGGTTGGTCATCCACCCAACCGTCACTAAATGTTGTAGACGTTCCGTCATACGCCCCTTCTAATGCCGTAGGTGCTGTTTCTGAAAGAATATAAATGTATTTGAACCCATCTCCATCTTTGCCTCTTATGCCGCCACGTAAAATCGGGACACTGTCATAGTCTATCACGGTACCGACGGTGGTTCCGTCATAATTGCAAAGCTCGAACGTTATTCCGAATATATTATCGGCAGGAGCCACCGCAGCAGTATATTGTACTGTCGCATCAGCCGTCTTATCATTGTATTTCGTTGTCTGTCTCAGATACAATCCGCGCGCAGTCAGTTCCGACAATGCTATTTCTGTCTTGACACCGTCACTATCAGTCGTGAATATCTTACAGGAAATGGCGGTTGAATCGTATTCGTATGTTGATGATGTCGAGAATCCAATCACCTGTTTTGGCGTAGTCTCGATATAATACTGTTCGCCGCTTTTCTTGACTATCTTCAATGATAGTTTGCGCTCGTAACTGTCACCCGCATATAATACCGAGGCGGAAACAGGTATTTCCATTGTCCCGCTCAGTTTGTCATCCATCGTTTCCGATGATTGCGCTATCGTGACAAGTCCTGTTTTTGCATCCGATGTGATTGTCAGACCATCTATGGTAACACTATTGTTTACTACAAGTTGTGACAATGTGAGCTGTTCGTTACCCTTCCACATCCGCAATGTGGTTGTTATAGGGAGTCCGATATACTTACGCTTTGCAGTATCATACACAATGTTATCCATCGGATTGCTCAAATCAGCATTGATGTATGGAGTGGATTCATGTGTGATAGCAAGGTGATATGTGGTTTGCAACGATAAACCTATTCCTTCGGGGTCAATAAACACGTCAACGGTGGCCTGTGCCATCTTACGCATTTCCGTATAGTCGATTGCATCATCTGTAGTTGCGTCACCGTCATGGCAGTTGGTGATGCCTGTCACATAGATATTGCCATCCTTCACCGTCGCTTTGCAGTTGCTTGTCGTGATGTTGATTCCATATTCCCCTTCTCCTACGGTTGTGCTCGTGTCTCCGTCGGCACCATTATATGTCAATGGAGATCCGTCACGTTTACGAACGTCAATAGCGGTGTAGAATTTATAAATGCCATTATCCTTGATTCCGCCGATGATGTTACCTTCGCTATCAATTGGTGCCACGTCGTTATCCCTTGTCAACTTAATTGAATACACTTTAAGTTTGTCCAGAATATCGTCGTAAGTTTCAGGGTTAAGCTGCTGGATGCTGCTCCCGAAGTATATGTTCCCCTGACAATAAAGGCCGTCACCGTGGAGCGTCTTTTCAGTTGTTCCTCCGGATTCGGTTTTGCATGTTATTTTCAGACCTTCCAGCTCCCCGTAACGGGCTGCAATATTATAACTGCTTATCTGGTATCCGCTTACATGGCGCATCACCTGGATGAACGACTGGGTCGTGGTATTGGTGAATATCGAGTTCTGACGTGACTTGTCGTTCAGACTGCCGTATTGGGCGAACTTCATGCACATGCACGGGTGGAAGTTGTTAGTCACTCCGTCATACAGTTTGTATGTGAATATGAACTGGCGTTTCCCTGTTGTCGCATCAGTTGTATTATCTTCCTTGATTTCAACGACCTGGAAGTACGACGTGAAAAATCCTTTTCTTATGGGGAACCCGCATTCGTCGTATTTGTATACGATGTGGCAATCTTTCTCGTCGCTTGTAGTGTTCGAGTACGTGACGGCCTTTCCGTCGGAGTCCGTTTCGTATTCGACGTACTTTGACGATCCGTGGGCGTCCCCAATGTCGTTGTATATTCCGCGGCAGATGTCGCCGGCCTTCAGCGTCCCGTATTCGTTTTCGTTGAGTCTCAGTGATGCTGTTCCTGTGGTCAGCTGCGTCGTACCGTTCATGTCCGGGGTAACGGACTCGAACATTCCGTATGCGTGCGTCTGCCACAGCTCACCCTCTATCACGGCCACGCGGTTGAATATGAATTCCGGGGCTGACAGGAATTTTGTCAGCGCGATGCTCTGGAAATATGCGTCACCGGCCTTCCCGATTTTGGCACCGAAGAAGTTCATCATGTCATAGAAGTTCCAGTTGACTTCGATGTCCCCTTTGCTGACGATTCCTTTCAAGAATGTTATCAGTTCCGCGGCGGAGTCTGTCTTCGTCTTGCTCAGGAAGTCTTTCATTGCGCGTTTCGCGCTGTACACGTTGCTGTCCGTCTCCACTGTGGAGTCGTTGCTTGTGATCACGTATATGGATGTCCCGTTCCCGCTTCCGCCTCCGCTGTATGTGGCACCGTTGTAAGCTATTTCGTCAAGCGCGCCGTTGACGGTGGACTGGAGTTCCTTCTGATAAGAGTATGACACTTTCTCGCCGACGTAAAGCTTGTAGTCGTCATACGGCTTGTCGAGCCTGTATTCGAATCCTACGACGCGGCTCTCCCTGTGCCCTTCGGTTCCGAACAGAAGCGCGTTGACAAGTTTTATCTTGTCGCCTACCGAGAAGTCCATTGCGTATACGCTGTTCTGGACTCCTTTGGCGTCCAATCCGTACATATAGTCGTCCTGCATTGTGACGGTATATGTGTTCGGGTCGGTTTGCATTTTGGCCATGTACTTCTGCGCCCTTTCCAGAAGTTTCTGTTCGGCAGCCGATACAATGCCGAGCCCGTCTTCCATCTTTGACGAGTCCCATCCTATGAGGGAGTACGTGTCTCCGGCCTGGGGGAATATGTTGTCATTGGGAAGTTTTATCCCGTATGTGTCGTTGCGTACGATCTCGAACACCTGGCTGTCTTCGTTGACTGCCGTCGTCTTCGTTCCGTCTGCAGCGGTTGTTTCCGTCTTTTCCGCCTTCCCGTCGGGGTTGAACGCAAGGTTGAATGTCATGCCGGCCATCTTTCCCGTCTTGAACACGGCCTGCAGGGTTTCCCCGGACTTGATGTATGCTGAACTGAACTTGAGCGTCGTGTCCTTGAAGCGGTATATTGTCACCGTTTCCGTGTCCGTCTGTCCGTCTCCGTCTGCGTCGGTATCCGTTGATACTGTCTCCTGTTTCGATGTGACGCTGGCGATGACCCCGTTTGTCTGCGGGTATATGTCGTCGAATATTACTATCCCTTCGACCATCTGGTCGTTAGAAGTTATTCCGTCAAGTTTCAGGCATTCGCTTCCTGCGGGGGGCATAAGTCTGCGCTGCACGACTCCGTTCAGCGTCACCTGCGAACTGTCTATGCGATATTTTGCGGGCAGGTTGCGCGTGGATCCGAACGGGTATATGACATTGGTGTATTCCTTGTCCGTCGACGTGGCTTCCATCGTCTGGGCGTTTGTCCCTATTGACACTTCGACGGCTGTCTCCTGTTCCTTGCGCCCGAAGTATATCATCCATGTCGAGTCGTCGGAGCCTTCCACCCAGCATTCCGTATCGTATGTCTCGGCCATTTTGATGAGCGCGTCCATAACGCCTATGTTGGAGTACTGGATGTACATCGCGTCGGATACTCCTTCTATGGCTGTGTCTATGACGATTTGCGCCTTGAGCCCCTTGGCTTCCAGGTTGCGCACGGCGATGGCGGCGTGTTTGGTCAGCGTGTCCGTCAGCGACCAGGTGGCCTCGTTCCTTGCGCTTGCCGGCTCGAACCTGAATATCCAGTTGTTCCATCCCCAGTATGGGGCGTCGAACTGTATAGAGTATTCGTATCCGCCCGTCTTCGTGTCGTATGTGGGTTTCTGTCCCGCCTTGCAAATCTTGAATGTTCCGAGTCCGTCTATTGTTACGCTGTCTCCAAGCTCTGCAGGGTATCCCTTTGAAGTATGGAATTCCAGTTTGACATAGTCGCTCTTCTGGAGCTCGAAGTGTCTGATGCTGTCTTTTTCGGGTACGATTTCGAATGTCGTACCTGAGCGTTTGGATATGGTAAGCGTTGCCGATGTCAGTCCTTTTGCCATTGTCATGCCTCCGTTCTAAGACCGGGGTTCGGTTCCGTCAGCTTTATGCTCAGTTTGGCGACACCGAATCTGTATTGTGTGTATTGTGTCATGTCTTCGTATTTCATGTGGTAGTATTCCCCGATGTCGGGTACGTGTATCAGAAGGTTCCCTGTCGCGCACGCGTCGCGGAATTCTTTGTATCTGATGAGGAACTGCGATGCGCTTGATGCCTTCATGCTCACCTGGAGCGTCAGCTGGCGCGAGTCCCATTTCGGAGCCGATTCGGTAACGACCCTTTTGCCGTTTTCCAGCCTGCTTTCGCTGGAGACCATGCTCTTGAGAGCCGGGTATGACATGAGCGTCGATATCGCCTTCTCGTCGAATACGATCCCGTATGTAGCGAATGCGTCGTTTCCGTTTATGTTGACTTTTGTCATTTTAATCTTCTCCTATAGTTTGTCGGTTCCGTTCTGTATCTTCTTCAGTATCCTGTTTGTGTCGTACAGTTGGAAAGTGTTCTTCTCGATGTTCGTCAGGTGCTCGCACGCCTGCTGCTGCAGGTCCAGAAGGTCGGACATGATTCCGCTGATTGCGGCGACGTTTGCCGCGGTACCGTCGGTTTCCTCGTATCTTTTCTGAATCGTTTCGGATATGACTTCCAGCGCGTTCTGTACGGCGGTGAACCGTCCGTTCAGTTCTTCTCCGGTATCTTCGGACATGGAAGTGTATGCTCCCGAAGACGATTCCTGCGAGTAGGTGTCGCTCCAGTCCATTGTCTCTTTAAGCGCGTCTCTTTGTGCCGTTGCCTCGTTTACTATGTCATTCCAAGAATTTTTTAGTGCATCCTGCTCATCTTTTGTCAGTTTTCCGTCTTCCATGTCGGAACTGAAGTTCTGATACCATTCTTTCAACTTTTTTTCGTAGACGGAGCTCATCATACTTTCGATGATAGCGTCCTTCATCATGTCTTCGAAGTTATCGGCAAAGTCTTTTGTACTTGAAGTCATGTTTAGAAGCGTATCCTTAAATTCGTCTCTTATGTTGTCGAATGATACGTCTGTAAGTTTTTCGTTGTAGGCATTCTGCAAGTCTTCTAGTTGCTTGTAGTATGCAATATAATCGTCCATATATTTGGCTGCGTCTTTATATCCATCGTCGGCTAAATTTTTAATTTTTGAATACAAATCTGTTGCATGCTTTTCCACATTCGCCATCTGTTCACTTGTAAGATTCCAGAAGTCGCTAGCCGAATTTACGGATACGCCGGCAGCATCGCTGACACGTTTCCAATCGTCACCGCTCATTCCCTTATTTATTTTGCTGTCGGATGATTTGTGTCCACCTATTCCTAGTCCCCATTTACCATTCGAATATGCTGCTCCTGAACGGGACATCATCTCCTGTGTGTTAGCCATTTGTTGTTTTATGTCGTCTACTTGCTGACTATATACGGACGATGCGTCTGCAGTAGAAGATTTTTCCAAATCATCCGAAAGACTTTCTATAGCATTCTGCAGATCCTTATTGCTTTGCGTTAGGTATTCGATGTCTGTTTCCAGCGTTTTGTCGCTGTCACCTCCTATGCCTAGCATGTCACCAACATTGCCTAATGCGGACAATCCCTTCATGGCAGCGCCCACATAATTCCCGCTGGCATAATCGGACATGGCTCCGGCAGCATCGTTAGCAGCATTGAGTCCACTGTTGACCGCTTTTCCAACGCCTGTACCTCCGAGTCCGAGTTCGTCAATGAGTCCTGGAAGGTCTGCTAGTTTTCCAGTGAATGACGACAAAGATTCTCCTGCTGCTCCTATTTTTTGTGAAAACGACATGGACGCATTCGCTTCTTCCTGTTTCGCCTTCTGCAATTCGGTGCCGGCTGATGTCTGTTTCTGGTTAGCTTCCGTCGCCTTTATTTCCGATTTTTCCAACTTATCAAAAGCAGTATTTAATTTGCTCGTTGATTTCGTGTCTAGTCCGGAAGTGTATTTCGATCTGTCTGACGATTTTATTCCTTTGGCTGATGCGTTTATTCCTAAGGTTGCAAGTATTGATGATATGGTTTGCTGATTAATGGACAGGTCTTCCTTTGCAATTGCATTTTGCGCGTCTGCATTATCATAGTTGCTTTGTGCCCTCTGAGTTTCTTTTGCGGCATTTGAGTATCTTTCCTGCGTCGGTGAATAGAACCAGTCTGTTTGTTTACCGATTTGCTCATTAATTTGTTGGATTTTCTCGGCTATTTCCTTTGCGTCGGTTATAGCCATATTTTTATGGGTATCTAGGAAATCGGACAGCTGCTGTCCCATACGTTTGAGGGCCTGTATACTCAGCGTGTTAAGATCGGCAAATATATCATTCCAGTTGATGGCATTTTTCATGTCGTCTACTGCCTTTTGTTGTGCTGTCTCGTCCACTTTTTTAAGTTCGTCGTCTCTCTGTTTTGTTAGGGTATATTTCTCTCCTTCGGATTGTGCTTTTTTGATTTTATCGGAGTATTGCTCTGCAATTGCCAGTTTTTGCTGCTGATATGTGCCGTATTGTTTTAGGTATTCACGCATGGACTGGACGTCTTCTAATGTTATTTCATCGGTTTGCTTGTTTCTTTTCGCCTCGTTCAGATTGCTGGCTTTGTCTATTTCGGCCTGCTGTTTCGTTGTGAGGCCGTTTTTGTTCACCGCCTTGATACCTGCCTGTGCGTTGGTTTTGGCGAGCTCGTGCGCTTTCTTTTCGATTTCCGCTTTCTGCTTGTCGTAGTCTGCATTAATCTGCGCCATCTTCTTGGATGTTCCCTCCTGCATGATTTCGATGCTGCGCTGCTCGTTCTGATTTTCCAGCTCTGTTTCCTCTTCGCCTAGCTTCTTCTTTGCCTCTACGCGCTTCTCTTCTATTTTACGCTCCTTCTCTGCTGCTGTTTCTGCGCGTGTGGCTGCTGTCTTTGCGCTCTTGGCTGCCGCTGCATCCTCGATTCCGCCGAACTTTTCATTGTATGTCTTTTTGGTTGCGTCCATCTTGGCCTTGGCTGACTGGACTTGGCTCACAGTTGCGGTTGCACTCTTTGAAAGCCTTTTGTAATTGGCGATGGCTTCGTTCATCTCCGCCCTGGCCTTTGCCTTTTCCTTGAGATAGCTTGAATTACTATTATCGCCAGTTTTCACCTTTCCGCTTTTGCCTGATGGTGTCTGATATTCTTTCCATGCAGAATTGTATGCATCCATTGCAGCCTTACTCATCTTATAGCGTCTTGTAACTTCATCGTATGCCTGATACCATCCCGCATCTTTTGTGAATTTTGTGTTCTTGAGTTCTTCATTGAAAACGTTCATTTCTTGTTGGGCTCCTTTAAAGTCACTAGCTGCTTTTATGCTTTTTAATCGGATGTTTTCTTTTAACGCGTCATTTTGTGCATTTATGGCATTTGCAACACTATAAGTTTTAGAATTCTCTATTGTTAGATTTTTAAAATAAGAAGGCATTTCCGCTTTCAATCTGGCGATAGCTCTTTTCCTGTCTTCGGTTGATTTTGATGCATCTTTGGCTATCGGGAGATATTTTGATATCTCGTCATTATTTTCCTTGCATGTATCTTTCATGCTGTTGATTTCTTCAGTGGCTTCTTTTGTGGCTTCCTTTACATAATTCTCAGAATTATAAAGATTATACAACGCGACGCATAAACTCATTATTGCTACTGCTGCTAGTACATACGGATTCGTCAGCATCGCTTTATTTAGTGCTTTTTGTGCCATTGTTGCCAGTCCCTGGATGCGAATTAATTTAATGAGGGCAGCGACTCTTGTACTTTCTGCCAACGTATTAACCAGTATTGCTGTTCTATATGTACCATATATCATTATGAGTTGTGCGATAGTCCTTCCTATCGTCTCGTAGTTAGTGACGAGCGATTCAACGAATTTAGTTGCTTCTTTTATACCATCTGCATGTTCTTCCCCGATTGAGTTCATCGTTTCCTCAATCATCGTCTTGAGTCTACCCTGTTCTCCTGCGATAGTGGTGCTGATGTTGGCCATGCTGTTGTTGAATTTGCCGCCTTCGCTTGTTGCGGCAACGAGAGCCTCTTTCACTTTTTCGGTTGTGATGTTGCCTGCTGTCATTTCGGTACGCACCTGTGCCATCGTCTTGCCTGTCTGCTGCGCTATGATGTCGAGCGGATTAAATCCCGCCCTGGCGAGTGTGCGGAGTGTCAGGCTGGACAGCTGGCCTTCCGATTCGAGGCGTCCGAACGCCATTGCCAGGCTCTGCAGTTTCTGCCCGTTGCCCATGGCCACGTCGCCGAACTGTTTCAGCATCGGCATCGTCTGCTCAACGCTGATTCCGTACACGTTCATCGTCTCGGCTGCCTGTGCAAGTCCCTTTACGTCATATACTCCCGAACTGAGCGCCATTTCCTTGATTCCTGAGAACAATTCTCCGCCTTTGCTTTCGCCCATGAGGCCTTTGAACTGCACTTCCATGAGTTCCATTTCCTTGCGCGTGTTGATTACTTCCTCGGCGAAGTTCTTTATCCCTTCCACGGTGAGATATCCGGCTGTAAGCGTACCTATCGTTTTCATGGTGCTGGCGATCTGCTCATGTATTCCTGGCACCTTCTCGGCTTCCTGCTTGTACGCTTCGGCTTTGTGCTTCGCGTCGTCCCATCCGTCTATTTTCACTTTTAGCTGTGATGCTGTGGCATTGTATTGTTCCGCGTCGGCGTTGAGTCTGCTCTGCGTGCTTTGCACCTGTTGCAGTTTCTGCTGGTATTCGTCCAGAGAACGCATGGCGCTTCTGAGAGCGGCGCTTTCCGAGTCGTATCCGGTCATCGTTGCGCCGTTATCCTGCAGACGGCTTATTTTGCTCTGGAGCCTGTCAATCTGCGCCGAGTATTCCTCTATCTTCTTGGCGGCCCCGAAGCTCTCCTGTGCCTTGTTTATGTCGTCAATGTCGGTTTTTGTCTGTTTTAGTTCTTCTTTAAGCTGTTTAAGCGATTCGCTTTCCTCGTCTGCGGCCTGTGCGGCTGTCCCTGATGCCGCGCCCGATATGTTCGTCGCCTGGGCCGCTTCCATTTCGGCTGCGGCTTTACCTGTCAGCTGCGCAGATGTCTGTGCGACGGCTGCGCTTTCGGCTTCACCGGCTACGGAGTTCTGTCCGCCGGATGCGTTCATGGCCGCTCCTGCCTGTGACGCGCTTTCGGTAAGTGTTGCGTACGACTGTTCCAGTTCCTGGAGCTTCCCTTTCAGGCCGTCGCTTTCCTGCGCGAGCTGCTGCGAGTTCGCGTTGGTCGCCTCTATTGTGTCGGACGTGGCTTTTATCTTTGATGAGAGTTCGTTGAACACGTCGCTTCCCTTGGTTGAGTTGTCGAGCTGCATCTGCATGCCTCCCAGTGACTTGCTCATCTTCTCGACCTCGTCGTTGTTGGCCTTTATGATGGCAATGTTGGACGACAGCGCTTCCTTCGTGCGTTCAATCTGCTGTTCCAGTGCAGTGATGTCTATCTGCTTGAACTGCGCGTCTATTTTCCTTCCGGCTTCCTCCGCGGAGTCGGATATGCTGGTTATTATCCTTGTCGCCCTGTCTGCGTCTGCCTGCAGGCTGGAGTCGTCTATTCCAAGTATGAAGTTTTCTTTACCGTCTGTGCTCATTACAAGTCCCTTACTTTATTGTCGTTCTTGTCAGTGAAGTTGTTCGGGTCGTTGGCATCCAGTTTCGGGTTCCATCCCGCCGATTCGTCCACGTCGTCGTATTGCGGGGCGGAAGCCCCGTACATCATGAGGTTCATGTAGCTGTAGTCGTACAGGACCTCTTCGGGTGTTATTCCGAGGTTCTGGCTGAACCCGTAGACGAGTCCCCATGGGCTGTCGGATCCACCTCCCTTGTGCTTTTTGTCATCCTTATTTCGCTTAGGGAAGTGGTAAGCGCAAAAAAATCTCCGACCTGCATGTCTATGAGGCGTTTCCCGATGAGTTCGGACAGCTCCTTCGGGGGCACTTCGTCGAGTATGGTTTCCGACAGGCACTGGAGTTCCGTCGTTTCCTTCTGCGTCTGATCGGTGAAGGAAAGTCTGCGCCAGTTCCATTTCCTTTTGGCTGGTATCCGGACGCGCACCATCCGGCGTTCCCTGATCCGCTTGGCTCCGAGTATGAGTGTCGCAGCTATTTCGCCTATTACCTTGGAGTCCTTGGCGGTGCGGAGAACCTCGGACAGCACTCCCGCGTCCCTGTCCGTCTTCGGGAGCTCCTGCACGAGCGAAGATACCGATATGAGGGTCGCTATGGATGGAGGCGCCACCTCGTACGTCTGCCCGTTGATTGTCAGTTTCCCCGACGGTTCCTGGAGGATTGCGCCGGCTACGCGTTTTTCGATTGTTTCCATTATTGTGTTCGTGTTATAATAAAAGTGCCGGACGACTCATTCGTCCGTCCGGCATCTTCCCGTGATGAAAAATTATGTAGAAAAGAAGTTTATAATATCCTGTTCCTACGACAGTCCTGTGGACGCGAATCTTTCATACCAGTAGTTGTCTTCCAGGGCGGTAGTCTTGAAGACCTTGAACGTGAGTTTCAGGGCGTTGCCGTCCTTCTCGTCGAATGCGGGTGCCACGGAAAGCCGTGTCACGGGGCATTTGATTCCCATTGCGCCCACATTGTGAGGCGTTACCTGCACGAACTGGTCACCCGGTACGATGTGCGTCTTGACTTTGAGCCCGTCGGTGGATATGCCGAGGGCCTTGTATAGCGCCGCTGATGGTTCGATTACTGTAGTGGACAGTTCGAGCGTCCCTTCGAGGGCTTCCTCTGCCACCACTTCGCCTCCCGTAGCCACTGCCTGCAGCGTATCGCCGTCGTTGGTCGACAGCTCGGTCGTCTGGTTCTTGATGTAGCCGACATCCGTCAGCGTAGTCGGTGCCACGTCTCCGGTAGCCGTAGCTCCGAATTCGACTTTGCACTTGGACCATGCCATTATGACTTTGTTTGCCATTTTGTTACTCCTTAATTTTGAAATGCTGTGTAATTGAATGAAATCCCTATGTTAACGTAGTGTACTTCCATGCCCGGCACCGCGTTGGAGTCCGTCGCCTTGAAAAGCGAGAAGTCGTAGTCTGCGGAATAGCTGTTGAGGGCGTCTATGATTTCGGAATCGAGTTCGGCCAATGCCTTCATCCTCTCTTTGTCAGGGACTTTGCGTCCCTGTCCGATATCCAGGTCCTTGACGTATATGTTGATGCGTGCGCGTCCCGACTGGATCTGTTCCGCGTCCGCTCCTGACACGGTGAGCACCGCGTCTTCCGTCTCCGCGTCCACGGGTCTCGTGTCGCTCGGATAGAATGTGCCTGCGATGTTTTTGCTGATGATATCCTCAAGAGCCGTGTACATTTCGTCTTCTATTGCTATTGTGCTTTTTGCTGACATGATACCGTCATTTGAATATTCTAGTTAACAATTCACGAATCTTCTTCTGCGCCATCTGCTCGCTCGTGTCGAGTACGTCGAGGCTCATGTCCTCTACGTATCTGGCGTACGGCATGCCGGCGCACATGATGAAATAAATCCCTTTCGACGGGGCGTCCGCTGCCAGTTCGTGCAGGTATTCGAGTCCGGTCTGTTTTCCTTCTTCGCCGTTTCCCTTTTTCCCTGCAATCGCCTGCCACCCACCTTCGTGTATAGGTTCACCGTCTGCAATTATCATGTATCCTATGGATGAGCAGAGGTTTCCTGTCTGGGATTTATATTTGTGGCCCGATCGCGCCTGTGTGAGGCATTGCTCTCCGACAGTAAACAGTTCGTTTATGATTGCCGTTCTTCGTGACTGTATCTTCGCGTCGATCCATTCCCGGACGCCGCGCTCTTTAGGTCCTCCCGTCATCGGCATGTCATGTCCTCGCTATTGTTATCTGGAGGCATCCCACCGCCTGCAGGTAGTGTATGCTCTGCACTTCGTACGTTCCGAGATCTGCTCCGAGGTTGTCTGTGACCTTGATGCGCTTGGCGTTGAATTCCTGCGGTTCTATGAGCAGCGTCGCCGCCGTCCTTGTGAATCCGCCGTCCACGTATGTGCCTTTGTGGTCGCTGGTGCTGTATGAGATGTTGCAGTTTATCCTGTCACCCCATGTGACCGTCGCCGCCTGCGGTTTTCCGTGCACGATGCCGCCGCCTGTCGCTGTTTCGGCCTGCAGAGTCCCGTTGCATATTATCATCAGAAGTCCTCCCCCACATATCCGCATGATACGGGTGCGGTGCCGCCCGCATCCCCGTACCGTGAAGATAGACGGTCTGCCAGGTTGACGAATCTGTCGCGCTCATCCTCGCTGAACGAATAGCTTACCCCGCCCTGCGTTATGTTCGGCGCAGTTGAAAGGTATCTGTATGTATCCGCTTTCGCAAGGTTGTAACCTGATGCGGAGCGTACGGTCATGTCGGCCTTGTCGTCCGCATTAAGCCCGTGCGCCTCGCAGATGTTGCTGACAGCTGCGGGCGGTATCGGGTATCCGGTTATTGCTCTTATGGATTCGCCTATTGTCATGTCCGATTCTGTTGATGGTTTACGTTATGCGCTCTCGCCGTCGTTCCATGTGGTGGATGCGGTGTTCAGGAACACTGTGCTCCGTCTGTTGATGAGTGCGGGCTGCACGTACGCCTCGCTCATAGTCACTTCGAGCATCGGGTTGATGTCGGAGTAGCGTGTGACCTTGTAGTACGGGCCGTATACCTGGAGCGCGTCTGTGTTCTGTACCTGCGGCACGTTCTTGAAGTACGTCCAACCGAGCTGGATTGTCGGGGCCAGTGTCACGACGTTGGCGTTCCATGGCTTGATTGCCTCCACCTCGCCGTTCTTGTGCTCTATCGATGCGTAGGTGTCGAGGACGATTATCTGAGGGAACCCGTTTTCGGGCTTCGTCAGATATGCGTTGATGTTCGACAGGCTTACCATCTCGGTGGTGACGAGAGCTATCTGCTTGACCTGAGGGTACAGCCTGTTTGCGACGGCCGTCTGCTTCTGCAGCTGCTGGAACTTCGCCTTCTCCATGAATGCGTAGCGGGGCTTGGGAAGTCCGAGCTTGGATATCGAGTCCTGGGCGTCGATGATGTCCTGGATGCCGTCGGCTGTGATGTCGCTCCATACCTTGGATGCACCCTTGAAGTTCGCTTCCGGTACGTTGAAGTTGATGACGTCCTGCGATGCCATCTCGCCCTCGATGCTGGCGGGGAATGTCTGCACGCCGCTGGAAGCGATGCGCATTGCGTCGATTTCCACCTTGGCGTCCATCGCCTCGCGGACGAATTTGACGTCGTCGTAGACGATGCTTACGAGTTCCTGCTTTTCCTGTGCGTTTTCAGTCGCCGCATTTGCGAGCGTCTGCGCCTCCTGGTAGTCGTTGATGTCGATTTCGTCCTTTTCGCGCGAAACCGAAATCTTCGAGAGTTTTCCGCTCCATGTACCTACCTTCTTGCGGGTCTTCTTCGGTGCGGATGTGTTGAAGGCCACGCGGTCTGCCGCGATAGGTATGCCTTCGTTGCCTTCGATTCCCTTGATGTCGAACTTGCGTGTATACTTAAGCGGGAACAGCGTGCTCCAGATGAAGCCCTGTCCTGGCTGGTAAGAGTTCACGGTAGCCTGCATTCCGGGGATGTCGATGTCGAATAATGGTGAATTGTATGCCATTGTCTGTTCCTCCTATACAAGTTGAATTGATTTGAGAAGCGCTGCCACTTCCGCGGCGATGCACGCGGTCTCCTTGCGGAGGTTCGCGCCGTTCACGAGACGCACTTCCTGGTCTCCGTTTCCGGACCATACGGTGTTTCCCAGCACGAATGCGGGGCTGTATATAGGTGCGGCCGCGCTTGCGCTTGCTGCCGCTGCCTGGTACAGGACGGTGTCGGCGGTGATTGCCACGCCGAGTGTGACGGTTACGACGTCATAGTCCTCGCTTGTTGTCGTGTCGACTGCCGTGCAGGCGACTCCCTTCGTGCCGTGGGCTATCACGTCTCCTTTCTGGACGCCGCTACCTTTTGCAATCTTGATGGTTGTGGCGTCGGCTGTGACCGCCTCTACGAGCCGGTATGCCTTGATGGGCAGGAACTTTCCGTCGCTGCCAGCCGACACGGCTGTCGTCGGCTTGATATCGAATTCAGGCGCTGCGACGAGCCCGCCTCCGGGCTTCTCCGCGAAGATCTGCTCGAAGTATATCGGGTCCGGCTTGCCTGGGTCGGTATGGTAAAAATTACGGTTTGCCATGTTTTTCCTCTTTTACGTTTGTGTTGCTGTTATCATGGTCTCATACGGGCTGCTTCGGCTGCACTTGCGGCTGCGGGCCTCCTATCATGGTAGAGAACGGCTGCGTCGCCTGCATCGTCTTCCCCTTGTCCAGGTATTCCTTGACTGCAGGGTCGACTTCCCCTTGTTTCCGGTGGGTGGCGCCCCCCTTTGGGGCGGAAGCCGATGCGCCTGCAGCTTTGACCGATTTGATGTCCTCGTCGATTTCGGGCTTTCTCTCGTCGAGCCATCCGTTGAAGTCGTCTTCGTCCTTGAATGTAAGCCTGTCGAAGTCCCTCAGATATCTGTTGCGGGTCTTGTCGTCGGCTTCCTTCAGCATTTCGGTGAGACGGCCCTTGCGGCTGTTTCCAATCTTTTCGGTTTTGATGGCTGCCAGTTCGTCGGTGAGCGCCTTCTGGTTGTCGAGAAGCTGCTTGAGCATCTTCTGCGTTTCATCCTGAGGCACCTGTGGTTCGTCGGGCTTTTTCTCCTTCTGAATCGGGGGGTCCTGCGGTTTCTCAACCGGTTTACCGTTCTTGAGACCGAATTTCTGCTCGTAGTTTGCGATTGATGTCTCCGTCGCCTGCGTGGCGCGGAAGTCTCCCTCGTTGTCGATGAGCTGCTGGAACGTAACCCCGTCAACGGCGGTTTTGACGTCCTCTTCCTTTGTGACCGTTTTCGCCATTTTCTTGGCGATCCGCTCTAATGTCTTCGCCCCAACCCCTGGGTATTTGGTTTTGAGGCCTTCCAAAATCTGTTCAAACATGTTTTAAAAAATTTTGTTCGGGCGAATATAGATATTTTTCTGTTAATTATGATTATATTGAAATCACTTTTAATAAAGTTTAACTTCGTTGGGCGTTTTACATTCAAACTAATATTCGATTACTTTTTTCCCTTTTTTATAAAAAACTCGTATTCCTTTACTTTTCATTAATTCTGCTTTTTCCTTCCATCCTGAATATTTCGCTCCATCCAAACTGAAAGGTAAACACACTGATTCTATTTCATTTATGCTTAGGCTCCCATGTATTTGTACTTCGTTGTATAATCCGTAGTGGTTTTCCATCCATTGGCGCGCGTCTACATTTTTGTCTTCCCATGGTTTTTCTTTTTTGAACCATCTGTCATGGTTTTCGTCTGCAAACATGGATGCGTTCTGTTCGTCCATTCTGGACGGATGCAGGATTCCGCGCTTGTATCCATTTACCTGATTGACGTTATTCCTGTCTCTATACATCGACAACGAATCGTTCGGAGTCCAAGTTGAGCGTGAAATGATATCGTCTTTTTTGAAACGTATAACGATGTTTCCGTAATCGCGGAGCTGTTTTGAAGATGCCGCTTCATCCATGTCCTTTGGTGACAGATAGGCATAATAAGTTTTCCCGTAAGTTCCGAATAAGTATTTTTCAGCTTCTTTTCTCTGTGCAAGATATTCAGGCAAGTTTTTTTCTTTGACGATCCCGTTGCTTCCGTTGGAGTATATGTTTTTGAATCGTCCGCTTTCCAATATGGCAGACAGTGATCCTTCATTAACCCTCATGGCTACATCTGATTGTTCGATTGCCTTTTGCATGAATCCTTCCACTTCTGTCCTATTTTGTTCTATCCATTCATTCTTTGCGGCTTTGTTCATTTCGGCTTCGACATGTTCAAGTATGTTTTTGACGTCTTTGTCTGGTATCTGTTCACTTGTCTTTCCGAGTGCTTTTTCTACGTATTTCGTGTTGTCGTTGATGAAGTATGGATTTTTCATCTTCGGGTTTTCTATGTCTTCCTTCTTTGTCTTGCACCATGCGTTGAATTCGTCCGGGCATTCCGTAACGACTCCGCTGAACTTCCATCCCGTGACGTCTTTCCCTACGAGTATGGCTTCGGTGTATTTGTTCATTTCCTCGCGTGAGGCAAGTATCGAGACAGCGTAGCATCTGCACCATGGGTGCCATCCTACGAATTTGAAGTCTTTCGGATATCGTCCCGCGAGTTCGTCGCAGATGTCTTCTACCGGGTGGTTGTTGCTGATACGGATTTCTATTCCCAGGACGAAAGGCAGGGCGCTCCACCTGTTGTGGTCAGCCGTCCTGTATGCCATGTTGTTTTCAGTCGCTGTCATACGGAGCGCGTTCTTGTAGCTTGATCGGTAGACGCCTGCGCCTGGATGATATGCTTTGGCGGCCTTGGACAGGCGCAGTACTCCGTCTTTGTCACGTACGCGTCTGAACAGTTTGTTCGGTTCCATCAGATATTGGCGGATGTCGCGCGAAAGTTCGGCCGCGCTTTTTCCCTGTCCTATTCCCACGCCGAGCGCAAGTTCCAGTTCCTTCTTCATCTGTCCTGTAAGGTTCCACACGCGTGTGGACAGATCCATTCCGCTGGCGGTTCTCCCGATGAATGACTGCAAGGCAAGCAGATGCGGCTCGCTCCATGCGGCTATTGTCTCTTTCGGAATCCCCGGACATGAAGACGCGACGGACCTGACGATCGCGTCGTTCTTCGTGTTGCTCAGGTTCCACGAATCCTTGTCTCCTTCCTCTATCGCGAGCTGCATATTGTCGTGCAGCCCTGACATCAGCTTGTCCACCTGTTTGTTGAGTGAAGGGAAGTCGGAGAAGTGGAATTCCTTTGCGGGGTCTGTCTTGGAAGATTGCGCGGCAAGCGCGGCCTTCCTGATGGCGTCGTCCATAAGTTTCTGCACTTTTCTCGCCTGTTCGGCAAGATTCTTCATGTGCTGGGCGTCGTATTTCCCTATGACGAATTTCTTTGGCACGTTCTGTTACTCCGTCGGTTCGTTGGTGAATGCGTTTGTCGTCGCCGTCTCCTCTTTGTCTATCTGTTCTATCTCGTTGTCGATTTCCTCTTCCGGTACCCATCCGAGTCGGCGTATTGCAGTTCTGCGGCTGGCTATAGCCTTGCCTCCTGTGGCGTTGGTGTCGTCCTGTATCTCCTGGCTCTCGTCGTTGATCTGATACGGCGTTATGACGTTCTCGACTACAAGCGAATCGAACACGCTTTCGAGCGAAGGGAACATCTGTTTGCAGAATGCCCTGACGACGTTAACCTCCCTGTCGAAGAACTCCAGCCAGTCCCCTGATTCGTCGGTGACCTTCATCTGGCAGTCTATGAACAGCATCTTGCGCGCTTCGCCTGACATGGGCGTCGCCTTCATCTGCTCGAAGCTCATGTCCGGCAGCTGCAGACTGGTATGGATGTTGCGGCGCAGCTCCTCCGTATGGAATTTTAGCGCGTCGGTTGCCTGCGGCCATGTGGCGTATTCGGCCCTGTCGTCCTTTCCGTAGTGGAGCACGTTCCTTCCTATGTTGTCGTCGCTCGGCTCCTTGTCCGTGCTTGTCGGTCTCGCCGTGTCGGAGTATATGCACCATGTAGGGCGCGAGTTCTTGCGGAGGTAGTTGCCCTGGCGGCTCATCGTCCATTCCAGTTCTTGTCCATTTTCCGACTGGTCTTCCCATATCGGCTCGTCACGGTGTATGTAGATACCCTGAATCTTCTGGATGTTGATGGTTTCAGGCTCGATGTCGGCTACCCATCCGGTACCCGCGTTCTTCCATCTGTAGTGCTGGTTGTCGGTATAAGTGTCGAAATAATATATCCTGTTCATGCCTTCGAGTCTCGAATATCCAATCGACAAAGCTATCATGTCGTCGTATTCGTCGAACAGAGGGTACAGTTCGTCGTTGTCCATCGGGGAGAAGTTGCGGCATCTCAGTTTCAGCTTTGATTTTTCCCCTGCGTATACCGTGTCCTGCTCCTGCGCATACCATATCGTTGCCATTTCGCAGGATGCGAACACCTTATGTGCCCTTTTCAGATTGACCGAGTTGATGTGGTTCTTGTCGAATATCGCCTCCATGATGGCGGCGGCCTTCTTTTCCTGGTCGTTTGTCGTCTTGTATATCCTCTTGACCGGGATGGTGAACATGAGCTCCTTCATGCGTTTGCATGCCTGCTTCTGAATCCCGTATGTGATGCGGGTCATTCGCTCCACCTTCCCGTGCCTTATCCTGTCCTTGTACGTCTTCACGTCATTGACGGGATGCTTGGCTGGGTTGTACTGCTTTTCGAGTTTTGCCCATGCGGGAACTTCCACGTTCTTGTTCTTCAGGTCGGATATTATCTGCTCCGGCGTCCTGTCGCTTCTGATGATCTCTTCAATTGTCATGATGTCTCCTTGTATGTTTGCGTTGTTAATAGATTTCCTCTTCTATCTGTTCAATTTCTTCGTCTGTGTATTCGTATGCCATGCCCTGGAAATGTTCCACGACGCCTGTGGTGGCGTCCGGGGCGTCGTCATGTTCGTTGCGCCCTTCCTTGCGGTATGCGCTCATGGCCCCGTAATACTGCGGCCACATGGTATCCCAACCTTCCGGGTAGAATACGATGTTCTGCACTTCCGCGCTGTGGGTGAGTATGCGGCTGTCCTTGTTGGCCGTCTGGGCAAGGTCTACGAACTGCATCGTCGTGTTACCCAGCGCGCGCACTTTCTTTTCGACGTTGCGTCTGAACCCGCGTCCGCCGTTGTTGCTCTCTATGACGCATATCTGAGTCCCGTTTCTCACGAGCATCCGTGCGGTCTCGTCCTCAGTATATTCCATCGGGCGCGACGTGTACAGGATGTCTCGGACGTAGCAGCCGGACATGAATTCGTCATAGCATATTCCGCAGAGGTAGTCGGCACCGGTGTCGGCGGTGTCTATGTAGCATTTCTTTGTAGGAAGATGCGTCTCTATCGGTATGGTCTGCCATGTCCTGAAATGCTGGTACATCAGGCCTTCGAGAGGCTTCGGGTTCTGCGCGTATTGCGTCTCGTAGACGAAGGAGTTCGCAAGTTTTATCTTTGCAAGGTCATGGAGCGTGTGCTTGAATGGCCATAGCGGCTGCGGTTCCCCGTTTTCGTCCCTGTACACGCAAGGGAGGCTTACGACCTTCCAGTCTTCCGGTTCTATCGATGTGAGATATCCGCACAGGTCCTTTTCGTGCAGGCGCTGCATGATGATTATTATCGGCGTGTTCCTGCTGTTGACACGGTTGCGGATGGTTGTCTCGAATCTTCTGTTGACTCTTTCCCTTACCACGTCGGACAGCGCGTCTTCTGGTTTTATCGGGTCGTCTATGACGATTGCACCGGAGAACCTGTACGGTTCGCCTGGCACGTCGACCGATCCCGCTCCGAATCCTGTTATCTGTCCGAGGGTGGATGTGGCGTATACGCCGCCTCCCTGTTCGGTGTCCCACCTGCATTTTGTGTCCGAACCGTATTTGATGCGTGTCCGGAACAGGTGCCGGTACGGTTCCGAGTTGACGATGTCCTTGATTGCGACGCTGTTGTCCTGTGCGAGCGTACCTGAGTACGACAGGTGTATGAACCTTGATGCCGGGTTGATGGCGAGTCCCATCGCGATGAAGTTCTTTACCGCAAGTTCCGTCTTGCCGTACCGAGGCGCTATGTTGATGATGAGTTTGTTCGTTTTGCCCTGGAGCACGTCGTTAAGGGCGTCGCATACGCTCTTGTGGTGGCGTCCGACGACGAACTTCTTCTTTCCGTTCTCCATGAAGAAGTAGCGGGTGAAGTTGAGCGGGTTGCTTACGGCCCAAGCCCTGGTGATGTCGTCTCCGGTGTATTCGTTCATCAGTATTTTTCCTCGATTTCGTCCAGCAGCTTTCTTGCCTGCTCCTGTGTCATGCTCTGCGGGGATGTCAGCGGAGAGCCTCCGCTGGTGATGTCGACCTGCTGCTTGGGTATTCCGTATTGGCGGTCCCTGAGTTTCTCCACTGTGGAAGTCTTTCCGTTCTTCATGTCGATTATGATTGCCATGCAGAGCGTCTTCATGTATGAAGGTGTGTCGTCTGCCTTGGCGAATAGCTGAAGGTCGGAAAGCTGCATGGCGAGCACGATTCTCTCGATGGTGTCTATTTCCTCGATGGTGAGCTCTGTGGTCTTTTTGAGCTTTGTCTTGGGAAGTATCTCGCGGAGAAGTTTCTTCACCCTGTTACGGGGCCTTCCCGCAAGGTTTCCGCTTTGTCCTTCCTTGAATTTGTGGCCTTCGATGTTGGCCATCTGTTTTGGTGTACCGTATGGCATGGCTTATTCCTCCTTCCTGTCGCTCATGTTGCAGACGAGTCTGGCTTTGCATCCAGTTAGCTCCTGCCATCTCTTGATGATCACGTCGCAGTATATGGGTTCGTATTCCACCATGCGGCAGCGTCTGTGCAGCTGTTCGGATGCGATGAGCGTGGTACCGCTCCCGCCGAATATGTCGAGGACGATGTCTCCCGTACGGCTGGAGTTGTTGACAAGTTTGCCGATGAGCGGCACCGGTTTCATGGTGGGATGGTCATGATTTGCTTTAGGTTTAGCACAGTCTATTACCGTCGTCGGCAATTCTCCTAGGAATATATTCTGGAGGAGTTCCTTCATGTCCTGTTTGCTCATCGATTCAATATCCGGTTGATCTTCGATTACAGTAGTTAGGTTGCGTTTGTCAATAAAGTAATGGCCGGCACCATCTTTCCATCCGTATAGGCATGGTTCGTGTTTCCATTGATAATCGGAAAGACCAAGGCAAAGACTCGATTTGTTCCATATGATTATTTGGCGAAGTTTCCATCCGACATTATGCATTGCTGTTTGAAATTCATAATTTTGAGTGGTTCCGTGCCATATGTAAAATGCGCCTCCTTTTTTTAATACATCATTAGCATTCTGCAGACTTGATGTCAAGAACTGAACAAAACAGCTTTCGTCCATTTTGTCGTTTGCTATGTCGTTTGTATTTGCTCCCTTGTATCTTTTTGCTGATATTTTAATTTTTGCCTTATTGACATTTCCGTAGTCGACGTTGTATGGCGGGTCCGTGATGAGCAGGTCTGCCTGCGCACCGTTCATCAGCGCTGCGACAGTTTCCGCTTTCGTGCTGTCCCCGCAGATTAGCCTGTGCTCTCCGAGTTCGTATATGTCCCCAGGCTGCGATGTGGCCTTCTTGGGCGTGTTCGCTTCCACGTCGAAGTTGTCGTCTTCCGCCTGTTGTTCCTCGTCGCTCTTCGGTTCTGCGATGTCAGGCACGTCTATGGCCGCCGCGTCTATCTCGTCAGGTGACCATTCGTTGATGAGCGCATCCCAGTCCGTCTCTCCGAATGATGAGTTGTCCTTAAGCACGATGCGGCGCAGCTTGTCGATGGGGAATTCTTTCGGAAGAATCTTGCATGGCGCGCTCTCGTACTTGAGGAACTTGAGAGCCTCGTATCTCATGTTTCCGCCGATGATGACGCATCCCCTGGAGTCGTCGGTTTCGTAAGCGAGAATTTCTCGCATCTCCAGCATCTCCGGGTCGTCCTTGATGCTCTGTACAAGTTTGTTGAATTTTTGGTCGCGTATGAAGCGCGGGTTCTTTGGAAGCCCTTCAATCTGACCGGTGTTCGGGTGCAGTCTTTCAAGCGGCATTTGTATCGTTTCCATGTGTATGTGTTGTTTTTAGAAATTAAACGGGCACACGTCCCATCGGACATGCGCCCTGTGTTCAGAACGGTGTTCCTAGCGCTTCCTGTGTGTAATTCTTCATGTTCAGCGATCTCGATTTTGCTTTTGTTCTACTGTTTTTGAACGCTGTTTTTTCCCATGCAGATGAGCCTGATGATGTTGCCATGATGTTTTCTCCTATTTGAAGTATTTTCTTGTGAACAGATCCCAAGCGTTGCTGTTCCGTATCGGTTTCCGTATTGTCGCGTATTTGCCGAGTATCTTCTTCATCTGTTCGTCATAGAATGCATACATTTCCGGGCTTTCCTCTATTGTAAGCTGCTCTATCGAACCTGAACTGCGTAGGTTGGCGCTTCCGTGTATGACGATTTTCTTCCCGCCTTTCGTCTCGAAGTGAACGGTTTTAGTGTGCATTCCCGCTACGGCGAGCTGGAACCTGTCACCGATGTCGAGCGTTTTGTAGATGTATGGCAGGAGCCCGTTCCTTTCGTTTGCCCAGAAGTACACGGAAATGATGAGGTTCAAGTTTTGGATGTAACCGTGATCCATCAAAGCGCGGAGGCTGTCCACGTTTTCCTGGCTCATGCTAAGCGTCGATATCGTCATTTCTTCTGTTGCGCATGGCGTCTCCGTCATGAACGCCTCGATGAAGTCCCCGAATATGAAGCTGCCTGCGATGAATGCGTCCGAGCGCATTCCTTCTGTGACCTTGATCTCCCTGGCAAGTTTGGCCGCGTTGTCGTACAGCACGAATTCGCGCTCGCTGTAGTGGGCGATTTTCGGCAGCGTGTATCTGGTTTCTTCCATCCCGACACCGTCGCCAGCGTCAAGTTCGGGAAGTTCTATGTCGATGTCCGGCATGTCGAAGATTCCGATGCCACCGATTTCGAGGTCGTCCTGTCCGTCGTCGCGTGTGCTGTTGATGTCTGTCTCTTTGTCCATTTTCCGCATTTTTCCGCAAATATACGTAAAAAATGATTATATTGTAATCATTTTACTTGTTTTTTAACATCCGGTACAGCATTTTCGCTGTTTGCCCGTCCATTTTCGCTGAATCGTATCTCGCGCGTATGGGAAGTCCGGCCTTGTCCCATGCCAGGAGCGCTGCATCCCTTCCTTCCTGGTTGAGTCTTCCCAGGTTCTGCCCGGTAACCTGTTCCAGTTCCTCGCGCGTTATTTTCCTGTCATGTCCCATCCAGCATTTCGGGAGCGGCCTCTTGAATTCGTAAGGGACGCCGGCATGTTCGCAGTATTCGCCGATGAGACGGGAGACCTGCTCGTTTCTACCCTGGTCGACGCCTTTGGCGGCAGACGATTCGCGTCCATCCCACTTGCGCAGGTGGTAGTTTCCGTGGTTCATCCATCCCGCTTCTACGATGACTTTGAACCCGTTTCCGCCGCTTATCGCTTTCTTGTGTGTTTCTGCTATGAACTCCAGCGTCTGGTAGAACGGGAGCATCACTACGGCCATCTTTCTGCTCTCCACTTTCAGGACTGCGACGCCGTTTCTGTCAACGTCCGGGTCTATGCCGATGTAAATTGTGTCGTTTTTCGTCATTTCCTTTCCTTCTGTCGTGTTTTATTTAATTTATCGGGTATTTACCCGTGTTATTGATTTTGTGGGCTTACAATCAAAATTTAGCGCCGTTTTCAAAATATCTTTCGCATCTGAATCCTTTTCGTGGCTCGAAGTCTTTGAAGTCCATCTTGAAGAACAGCTCTTTTCTTTTCGTCCACGTCTATAAGACCTATATTCATTTTACCTCGTTTTTTGTTTCACCACAGCAATTCAAGTTGCTTGCTATCGTTTTTTGTTTCAATAAACAACTTTCTGAATATGTGATATAAGCATGAAACTACGATGCTGTTTCCTGCTAACTTATATAATTGACTATTGCTTATGCCACTATTAAGAAGTTTGTCTATGTAATCTTCATTAACGTCCATGAGTCTGAAGCATTCTGTTGGTGTCAGTTTTCGTATACGAAATCCTTGGCACGTACCAGCTGGATGCGTATCTGCTTTTATTGTTCTTGATATTCCTGTCAATCCGCCTCTTGAATAATTTGGTGAAGGGTTTAAATATAATCCATCCCCGTTTTTTATTTCATGACCCATGAATATAATTTTCGGTTGTGTATTTCCACCTTGCATTGCGCTTAGTGTTGTACACAAGTCGCTTTTTTCTGAAAGTACTCTGTTTGCTTGCTTGTCTGATTTGTTGAATATATCGACTTTGGGTTCAATTAATAAATTATCTTTCTGAACAGATGTAAGTGCGTTAGAAACATTTTCTACAACCTCTAATCTTTGCTCACAATATGTTCCTTTTGACCTATCAGATGGATTTTCAGGATTTCTTCCTCGCATTGCTGCTATCGTAGGTTCAATAATTGTATTATCAGTAGGCGCAAGTGCTGAATTAGACCTTACACAACATCCCACATCTTCTCCTGTCTTAGGTTTAAATAAAAATCCTGTACCCTTAGCAATATGATTTTCGTTATGTTGCTCAAATCCTTTAATACACTTTTCGGATAAATAGTATTTATCATCTACTCTATATTCCAATATATCCTTCAATCTCTTTTCAAGTTTAAAAGGTTGTGGAAAATAGAATTTCTGTTTAATATCGTTTCTGACCGACACCATGAATATACGTTCACGATTTTGTGGCACTCCGTAATCTTTTGCATTAAGGACTTGTGCGTAGTTTGTATATCCGTAACCCTCCAAAGTATGCTGCCACTTATTGAACAACTTGATAAACTTCTGACTTACCAAAGCTGCCACATTCTCCATGAGCAAATATTTAGGTCGTTTGTTTTCAATAGCCCTTTCACATTGCCAAAGCAAAGATGAGCGTGTTCCGCTACCTTTCTGTCCCCCTCTCTGAAGTCCCGCTGCCGAGAAATCCTGACACGGACTGGAATAAGTCAACAAATCGAAGTCATGGACACCGCACCAATCTATCTTGCATACATCTCCCAAATTTCTGTCTTTCCATTGAGAATATACTGCATCGTGAGCTTGTATGGCATATCTATCTATTTCAGACCACGCAACAAGTTCGTAATCGAATTTCGGGAAGTTCTGATGAAGTCTGTCTAGAGACATACACTGGCTGTCATACCCGCTAAACAATGTAACCACTTTTATCATTTCGTTTCTTTGTTTTCTTTATTTGTCATAATTTGAATGATTTCCTTTAATGTCCTGCCACTGACCCACTCAACGCTTTGGTTATGTTTTGGATTCTCTAATTCCAACTTCATCTTCTGGATTTCAAACTCGCTTTCTTGTTTAGGTTTTTTTCATTTATGAGCATCAAATCATAGCGGTCAACTTCAAGATCGAGTTCGTCATCATTCATATCTGGATTAGATGATTTAATGTCGTCATATTCATCTTTATCATACTCCATCAAATCTTCCATATTACATTTAGATGCGAGTGGACAAGAGAAG